AGCAATATTGCTTCAGATGCAATGATGTTTTTGATTGTTGCGGGTTGAGCAATGAAGTGATGAGTGAGTGAATGAAAGATTGATGGACTATCATACAAGTTGATTTTGATCCTAGCTGAGCCATTTTAAGCATACGCGTTATAAAGGTTATGCCGTGTAGATTAGTCCTTCCGCGGAAATTCATACACGCCGTACCACGCCAAGTTACGCCATAGTTACACTATAATATCTATATATAACAACCATTTAGTGTAATTATTATTATTATATATATTACTATGTATATCATGTATATCCCCCTTGCGGGGAGGGTCGATAGTTTTTCTATGAAAATGACAATTTCTATATATATAAGGATAGGCATATACCCTCCGCGTTTTCCGCGGAAATCCATCTACAGGCAAATTACATGAGCTATAGCTGGGCTTGGGCGCCCAAGAGCGTAGACATTGCCAAATATAAACACGAGATAACACTTGATAACGCGTATGTATGTGGTAATATGGAATCACCTTAACGAAGGGCAACCAATCAGGAGTAATAAAATGTCAGAACATAAAGCAGTGGTAAGTCTCGGTGAAGTGGTTCGATACATGGCAAAAAAGGCCCTGTCTAACGATACGAAATCATTTTTGGTGCCGGTGCGCATGATTGCACAGCAAGTGTATGGACTTGATAAAGTGGAAATGACGAGGGTGTACCAGGAAGACCTAGAGCCTGGTGGTAAGTACCACATGAATAAACTTAAATCATCATACGTTTCAAACACGGTAAGTCGCATGCCTGAAATCAAGTCTGCTAACGTCAGGGCTAGACTCTCAATTAAGGACGCAGAGTTTGAGGGGGAGGTGGTTAGATGCGCGGTGATCTCACTTGTGCCAGGAGCTATCAATAGTGGGTCGCGCAATAAAGCAGAGGCAGAGAAGGAGGCGGCAACCATTGAAAGGTTCAAGGCTCGACTGCTCAAGCTGTCACCGAGCGTCGCTGGCCTGGAAGGCGATGAACTTAAGGGGGCCGTGGCAATGATTAACGCCTATCAGGAAATGATTAAGGAGACCAACTAATGTTTGATTTTACCGAAGAGAAGCTGACAGATGAGCAGGTTATGAGGATTGTAGAATGAAACGTTTAATGAAATGCATGACTATTATTGCGGCAATGGTTGCTCTTACTGGCTGCAAGAAGGCGTCGGAGGTTCAGATTCAGTCAGGTGAGTTCAATGTGGAGCGTCTATTCACAGTGGATGGATGTACCGCCTACCGATTCCTAGATAACAGTAGAGCCGTCTACTACACAAATTGCCATGGCAGTACGCAGAGTGAGTACAAGTCAGGCAGGGTCATGAAACAAGAAACAGTTCAGACAGATCGCACGAATTGGTAAAAGGGGATTCATCCTGACTGGTATAATCCCCATATAAAAAACGAGAAAGGAAGTTAACGAATGAATCAGATGTACACCATGATTAAGCATCAACTGAACACGGAAGCAATAAATAAGCCCGTATACGTGTTTGACTACGACGGCACGCTATCGGACAGCTCTCATCGACTTGACAAGCTGCCAGCAAACGACTTGCATCTCACGGAGTCATGGTCTGAGTTCAACCGATTGTCAATACGTGACGAACCTATCGAATCAACCATTCAGGTAATGAATAGCCTCTTCGACTCAGGCGCATTCATAATCATCCTAACAGGCAGGTCAGATGAGACGTGTGAGATTTCTACTCAGTGGCTTCATGATGCCGGAGCAAAATACAACGTGATGGTCATGCGCCAGGCTAGCGACAACCGAAAAGACACAGTTATTAAAGAGGAGTTTTTACGATACATTGGCTTGCATCGAATCACCGCCTCGTGTGATGATAGCCCAAATGTGGTAGAGCACCTAAGAGGCCTAGGTATTACCACGTATCAGGTATGTGACTATGGCGATAAACTACACACCGGACTCGGATCGCATGGCGTTCATCATAAGTGACGATATACGAACATAAATTCAGCAGCAGGGGTATTGATATGCTCCTGCACTATGTAGACGAAAAATACGCAAAGCTCATGCTTAAGACGCATGGCGGCACAATAGCGAGGATTAATATATGAGCAAGTACGACCGCAGAATCATTGGTATTGATGGCACGGTAACGACAGTAGATGTTTATCGTGTTCTTGAAGCTTTTGGCGTATCTGACCCAGCAACGCAGCACGCGGTAAAGAAGATGCTTTGTATGGGGTTGCGTGGCCACAAAGATTACTTAACTGATCTTAATGACTCTATTGAGTCACTACAGAAAGCTAAAGAGCTTTACGGGCAGAAGATGATTCATGAATCGTCTAAATCAATCCAGGCTGGTAAATAGCACGAATTGCTAAAACCGCTCCGGCGGTTTTAGTTATAGTTAGTTAACACCAAACGAGAGGAAAGAGAAATGAAGCAATACCCATCAAGTAATCACCATAACGGTCACATCATGCAGTTCTACCGCCACAATCTGAAGACTAAGGGAGTATTTGGAAAATGATTACAATTAACCTATCAGATAAAGACGCCGCAATCCTGAAGAGCATAGCTCAATTCAGTAACTCCAGCCCATTCGAGCAGATGAGGGTTGCCAAAGAGGTCGTGACGCAGATTAATAACCAGCAGTTCGACGTCGGCGACTTCGAGTCATCACGTCAGTACGAGGCGCTTAGCGTAAATGCGGCATACCTTAACAATTGGGATAAGGCGAATAAGAAATGAAAGATATTAAAACCACAGATCGAAGCGATGACTCCCTAATGTTCCAGGTTGACAGCAAGACAACGAAAGAGCACATGAATAAACTGGAGTCATTTGGGATTGATGTTGGCGTATCGAAAACAACATATGCCGATAAAATAATCAAATCAGCCATTCAATATAATGTTGGGTTCGGGGAGGGCTGAAGGATGATTTACATTCACACTTACTACACAGGTAAGTTTAATAGCGTTAAGCACGTTCGGCTACATGAGAAGAAGATCGATGCGATTAAGCAACATGAAGTTCTTGGAGGTGTAGTTATTGAGGCAATGAAAACCCAAAACATCAAATAGCACGAATTGCTAAAACAGTACCGGGGTAATTTGTTATAGTTACCCCATCGACAACTACCAAGGATTAAGCCATGAAAACTATTACCGCATTTATCGCAAAAGATGTAATTGACGGAGAAATGTCATTATTCGCGTTCGAGCATAAAACGGGATCGCACTGGCACACTTACAGTCATTACATCGTTATCCCAACCAGCGCCTGCACTGGAGACTCACTAAATGAGAAGCTGCGTAATTTAATTGAGTTAGTTGAGATAATGGAAGGTTGCGAGGAAAATAACAAAGTACCACGCATGTTCGATATGATTGATCCGGTTTTCATTGAGTCTTTAGAGCTTGATTATGATGTGGTATCTAGTTGAGGAAGTAGGGTGAGCGATAGCACTTTTTATTAAAAAAGGATCGGACTATCTTGCTATAGTTACCCCATCGAAACTAAACGAGGAAGCGCAAATGAAATTTCAACAGAGCAAACCCAAGCTCCAGGCCAACCACTTCGACGGCTACGCGACATTCATCATTGCCCAGGCTTGCGGGATGCGTGACGAGCCACAGGTTCACACCATCCACATGACCGAAGAACAGGCCCGAGAGTTGGCGTACGAAATTCTAGAGCAATTAAACCGAATTTAACGCCCATAAAACGCATTCTAACGAACTATAATTTAAGTAAGGTGATTCATCATGGAAGTACAAGAAAGCCCTGTAGAGTGGTGCAAGCGAATGCAGGACGAGGCCAAAACGGGTGAAGAGGCAATGGCCTACTACGAGTTGACGAAAATTTGGATGGAACGGGAGAAGAAATAATGAGCTTCACTGAATATGCAATAGCATGCGAAAGGCTGGTCTTTGATATGAAGACCTTCCACTGGTTCATCATTAAAGATTTAATTAAGCCTTATAAGCAAGGCGTCACGCCTGAACAGTTTGTTAAGTCATTCTACAAATAGCACTAATTGCTAAACGCAGTCGCCAAGGATGGCATATAATTACCCAATCAACACAACGAGAGATTGAGAGATGAAAAAAGCTAGTGAACTATTCGAGCACTACGTTGAAGTTTTAGGAATGGACATTGATGATGCGGCTTTGGAGCTTTTACGTCTTGGATACCCACCGAGAGAGATACCACCAATAAGAGATCTTGACTGCTCCGAGGTTATTGAGTTTATTTTCAGTCAGTTACGAACTAATGATAACTAAGCAGGAGATTGAGACATGTTCGGACTAAATGACGCATACTTTAACGCGGTAAAACGCCAGGCAGACAAGCTAAATGATGAGTACAGCAAGCTGGGCGCAAAGAAGAAAGATGATAAGGTTGTTGCCGCACTAATCACACAGATTTGGGGTCCAGTATCAACCTTAATCGCTCGCGATAAATTCGTGTGGATTGCGGGTTATAGAAAAGGTCGCGTGGGTCATGACGAGAATGGGAATAGTCTTTATGAGTGAGTTAACAATCTGGTTTATCGCGGGGCTGATTGCTTGGGGTTACTTTTTAATCGCTTAGATGGAGATTGTTAAAAAGAGCTTGCATCACTGAGTGGAACTATCTAATATTAACCACGTAGACAAACGAGGCCACCAAGTGGCAACGGCGCACGGAGCGCACTACACGGTAAGTCCGTAGCTCATTAATTAGCGTATGCGGCGCATAAAATCCCACATGGGACTTGTAAGACCTAGCGCAAATAGGCCGACATGTTCCAAGTCGAAAAAACTGACCGGACCTGAGCATGTCACTAAAGTAGCTCTATGTTAATCGGTCGTTACAGGCGACCCCGGAGCCGTAACCGGGACTCATTCAAAGCCCCGCTAGCTCAATTGGATAGAGCAACGACCTTCTAAGTCGTAGGTTACTGGTTCGAATCCAGTGCGGAGCGCCAAGCTAAACCAATAATCCTGGGGGATTTATGAAAATTGTAACATTTATCGTAAAAGATTCAGAAACAGGCTCCGTTCAGAAGTTTAACGCAAAGATGGACTTCACGAAAACCCGAGTTATCAAAGGCTCACTTAATGGAGTTTCTGTATCAGCGCAGCTCCCGCATGGCTTCGAACACTTATTCGGAAAAGAGTCATCAAATGACGATGAGTAGCTTGTGGGATGTGAAGTTGTCCATTCGCTTAATGGGCCGCTCGTGCAAGAATTGCACTCAAGATTACATCGCGTCAGTTGCCGCAATCAGCGCTGAGGATGCGGTAGAGAAAGTAAAGGAGTTGTCGGGCGCTGACCCTGATACTCACAAATTCTTAGTAGCTTACGTTCGTGAGCGAAAGTAAAAAGTGTTATACCCTCGTTAAGTTTCGTTTCTCTCGTTGTTTTAGCCCTCGCTTGAGGGCTTTTTTTCGCCTGCATGTTGACAATAATATATGGGTGCGTTAGTATTAACTCATCGGGGCGACCCACTAACCAGAAGGAGACTCAAAATTATTACATTAAAAGCAATTCACAAAGACGGTAGCGAGCAGGTTTTTGAAGTCCATAAGTTCGGATACAACGTAAAATCAAATAGGATTGACGCGGTTGATGATGCTGGCCCATTCACAATTTGCATGGGTGAGTTGATTTCAGTCGTGTACGCAATGAACTCGAGAGGCTCAACAGTTGGTAGGTACTTCAATACCGGTATAGACAGAGCAAAAGCAGAGTAAACACCAAGCCCCTTAATTGGGGCTTTTTTACGCCTGTAATATGGTATAATCTACCATCAACAAAGGAGGATTAAATGAGCAAAGCAGCATTAAAGATGGGTGAGGGAAATTTCAAGGCGCTCTACAACAAGAAGTATGGCGACATTGCTATGGTGGCAATCAACCGCAAGTACACGCCTGAGGAGGTTTTCGATTTCGCCGTTCGATACTTCTCCTGGGCAGAGAGTGCAGCAATCAAGGCAGCCGAGACAGCGTCATTCCAGGGCGTAGTAACTGAACACCTCATACACAAGCCTCGAGTGTTCACCTTAACGGGTTTGGCGCTCTTCATGGGTGTTAACATCAATAGATTCGCTCGCTGGCGTACTGAGGCTGGATACTCTGATGTGATGGAATTCATTGATAACGTAATCTACGAGCAGAAATATCAGCTTGGTGTTGCAGGCATCATTAACTCCACCATTGTTGGTAAAGAGTTGGGAATCGACAAGCCGCAGGAGATCACCATTAGCAATAACTCTACGGCTAACGATGTTGATAGCATGAAGGAAGCGCTTGAATCTGTGATTGGTAAGCTGTAGCACTTTTTGTTAAAAGAAGAGGCCCAATCAATGAGATAATGGGCCCAATGAAATAACGAGGTGATGATATGAATTGGCATGATATTTTTGATTATGATGGATGTAATTTATACAGAAGGGATTCTGGAAAAAAGGCTGGAACAAAAGCGGGCCCTAGAGGTTACATTCAGTGCAGAGTTGGTGGTGGACTACCTAAGGTTTATGCTCACAGGATTATATGGGAGATGCACAATGACAAGATACCTAACAGCATGGTTGTTGACCACATTAACCACATATACGACGACAATAGAATTGAAAACCTAAGGTTAGTAACAGTTAAGGAAAATTCTAGCAACATTAAGAGATCAAAGAGAAATACAAGTGGCATACAAGGAGTTAGGAGAAGGAGTGATAACGGAAATTGGTACGCGGACTTAAGAGTTGATGGAAAGCTAAGGCAAATGCCAATGCGACATTGCTTTGAAGACGCAGCAGCCGATAGGATATATCTTGAAGTGTACCACGGGTTTCATCCAAATCATGGAGCAATAGTAAATGAGTGACCTAATCGTATGGGATGAGCTGACTCACGCTGAGAAGATGGCTATAAAGGCCATCTCTGAGCATAGTTTCGAGGGATTCTTGCGTTGTTTCTTCCAGATAACTCAGGGTGAGAGATTTAAAATGAATTGGCATGCGAAATACCTTTGCCGCGTCATAGATGAGATTCTTGAGGGTAAGAGAAAGGACACCATCATAAACGTAGCTCCTGGGTCAGCCAAAACCGAACTGTTTAGCATCCATTTCCCTGTTTATAGCATGATTAAGATTAAGAAGGTTAGGAATCTTAGCTTGTCGTTCTCTGACTCACTTGTTAAGCGCAACTCCAAGCGCGTCCGCGACCTGATTAAGTCAAAAGAGTTTCAGGAACTTTGGCCATGCTCCTTTGGAACATGCAGGGATGACGAGATTCAGGTTCTGGATGAGAATGGTAAAGTTAGATTTGAGTCTATATCTAAGGCAATGGCGGGACAGGTGACGGGAAGCAGGGGTGGCTACATGACCGATGATTACAGTGGTTGCATAATGCTGGATGACCCGCTAAAACCTGATGATGCGCTGAGTAATGTAAGGAGGGAGGCTGTCAACATGCTTCTCAAGAACACAATTCGCTCGCGTCGCGCTAGCTCGGTAAAAGGGAAGGAAACGCCAATAATTGCTGTGCAGCAAAGACTTCATGTTCTGGATACTAGCCACTTCATGGAGTCAGGACAAATGGGCATCAAGTTCGATGTGGTGAAAGTTCCTGCCATAGTCACGGAGGATTACGCCGACACGCTTCCTGATTGGATCAAACAACAATTTATTGATGATGTTCTTTCATCACCATTTGTAGAGCGGGATGGGGTTAAGTATTACAGCTATTTTCCAGCAAAGGAATCAATAGAAGACTTAATGGCCATGCGAGACGCTGACCCTTACACATTCCTTAGTCAGTACGCTCAAGAACCCGTAGCGCTTGGTGGCAATCTTATTAACGTGGATTGGTTCCAGCGCCTTAGTGATACATTCAGACCTCCAGCTAAGTACGATTATAGATTCATAACTTGCGACACGGCGATGACTACAAAGAGTTATAGCGACTTCTCTGTACTCCAGTTGTGGGGCTATAAGGACGCTAAGATTTACCTGATAGACCAGCGCAGGGGTAAGTGGGAAGCTCCGGAGTTGGAAGCTGAACTGCTGGATTTCGAGAAGAAATCAAGGTCAACCAGTCAGTCAGATGGCATCCTTAGAAAGATTATTATCGAGAAGAAAGCATCCGGCATCGGACTCATTCAGTCGGCAGGAAGGGTAATGCGAACACCCATAGAGCCATACGTACCTGATAACGACAAGCTAACCAGGGTAATGAGCGCACTGCCGCAGATTAAGGCTGGCAATGTAGTTCTTCCAGAATCAGCGCCGTGGTTAAGCGGATTGCTTACTGAGATTGCAGCTTTTACGGCAGATGACTCGCATAAGCACGATGACCAAATTGACTGTCTAACAATGGCAATCAACCTGGTACTTAACATTGCCGATGATCCTAAGGCTCGACTAATGCGCATAGCTGGAATGAAATAGCACAAATTGCTAAACAATGAGGCCACGGATGGCGTATATTTACCTTACACAAACGAGAGGAGAAAAGACAAATGGCACGCACTTCAAAGGCTGTATATCTTGGCAACAACGATGATGTGTATTATGGTTTCACCGTAGGTAAGGAATATGAGATTGTATCGTATACTGGTGATGACCTCATTCTGATCGCTGATGATGATGGCGAATGCCGTGGCATCAATAACGGGGCATTCCACAAGTTCGAACTCTCAGAAACAGAATGCGCAGCCGCAGCCACTGGCAATAATAAAAGACCAGATCTCAGATATTACATAAACGGACATGAGGTTGATTTACTTGAGTTTGACAAAGTTCGCTCTCACACCCTTGAGCTTGCCCACCTAGGCGTAAAATGCGACACAATAAAGTTCGAGGTAAAATTCGAGTAACCACAAAAGCTATGATAAACTAGCCCCTACATGGGGCTTTTTTATTGGAGAAAAACATGGTCAAGACAGACAGCTACGCCAATATCTTTCTCGGCGGTAGTGATGGTAGTGAGATTTACGGGAGCTTGCAGAACCAGGCTCCTACAATTCTGGCTTCGCTATATGCGGACAATGCTCTGGTGCGTCGAATCATCGACACAATCCCGGAGACAGCATTGGCGGCAGGATTCCATATTGACGGCATTGATGACGAACCTGCATTCTGGTCGAGATGGGATGATTTGGAGATGACGCAGAATATCAACGATGCCTGGTCATGGGCCAGATTGTTCGGTGGGGCTGCTATTGTCGCTATCGTCAAGGACAATAGAGCATTAACAAGCCCCGTCAGAGAAGGTGCCGAGCTTGAAACCGTTCGCGTTTACGACCGCACGCAAGTAAAAGTACAAACTCGCGAGGAGAATCCACGCAACGCGCGCTTTGGTGAGCCACTAACCTATCGCATCACAACTAATGAGAGCGATATGTTCTATGATGTTCATTACAGCCGCATTCATATCATCGATGGCGAGCGAATCCCTAACGTAATGCGTCGGCAAAATGACGGCTGGGGCCGTAGCGTTCTATCCAGTGACATTCTTGACTCAATCAAGGATTACACCAACTGTGAACGACTTGCTACGCAATTACTGAAACGTAAGCAGCAAGCGGTATGGAAAGCTAAAGGTCTGGCTGAACTGTGTGATGATAGCGAAGGATTTGGTGCAGCAAGATTACGCCTGGCCCAGGTTGACAACAATAGCGGTGTTGGTCAGGCGATTGGCATTGACGCAGAATCTGAAGAGTACAGCGTTCTAAACTCTGATATTGGCGGGATTGATGCGTTTCTGGATAAGAAGTTTGACAGAATAGTCGCCCTGAGCGGTATTCATGAAATCATCCTGAAGAACAAGAACGTTGGTGGCGTGTCATCAAGCCAGAATACGGCGCTAGAGACATTCCACAAGCTGGTTGACCGCAAGCGCAATGCTGAGTTGCTCCCTATTCTTGAATTCTTGATCCCGTTCATCGTGAACGCAGAAGAGTGGTCAGTTGAGTTTAATCCGTTGGCTCAGGAATCAAGTAAGGATAAGGCCGAGATTCTTGAGAAGAACGTAAACAGCATTGCGGCACTAATTGCAGCAGGCGCTATGGATATCGACGAGGCTCGTGATACACTACGAACTATAGCCCCAGAGGTTAAGATCAATGATGGTTCAGTAGAGACAGAGGTGACAATTAGTGAAACCAGTAACGACCCGTTGGAAGTACCCACAGACGATTGAGAGCCAGGTTAACCGCAATCTCAGTATTGCGGTAACTGAGTTAATTTCGGCAATGAGGGAGTCTGCAACAAGGCTTAAAATTGATACTGCAGAGGAGCTTGAGCAAGAGGATGGATACCTTGACGGGATAATTGCGGCGCTGGTGGCGTCATTTATATCAACCATCCCAGCTATAGGGGCAGCAATATACAGATACAATAGTTCGCAATTTCTTGTTCTTGCAATCAAGACTGGAGGGAGGTCTAATCCTAGCGTTCTAGACCTTGAAGTTAACGGAATAAATGGCGATGAGCCGTGGTATAATGATGACCTCAAGAAGTGGATTTACACCACGGATAAGTCAGCCAGAAAACTGCTAAACAACATCAAGGATGATTTCTTACAGACGACTGCAACAATACAGAATGGTGACTACGTTAAGCTATCTGACAGGTACAAAATCTACAGGAAGCGAACGGCAAACATTGCTTCTGGGATTGTTTCAAGCCTAAACTCGACGCTTATGAGGCGCAGGCTTGAGGATGCTGGTGTTAGCCGTTATATCTGGCATGGCATGCTAGATGAGAGGGAGCGCCAATCACACATAGCAAGAGAAGGCCTTAGCTTTAAACTTGGTGGGGCAGATATATTTCCGGGCCAAGAGTATGGCTGTCGTTGCTGGTCAGTTCCAGATTGGGAATCATAATAGGAGAGTTTAAATGAGTAAAATCCGCTATGACAGCGCAAAGTTTAAGGCAACAATCGACGAGAATGGATTCTTAGTCGACACACCAGTAGTCGCGCGTCTCGGCGTGCAAGTCTACTACATGGAGGACGGTCGCACCGTTCGAGAGTTTCGTCCAGCAGAGGAGGTTTTCAAGGATGAGTCTCTGGCAAGTTACCAGGGCAAGCCAATGACGCTGGACCACGTCTTCGTTAACTCGGAGAATGCTAAAGACGTAGTGGTAGGTTCCGTTACTGGCAAGGCTGAACCATTGGGTAGCTCGGTCGTTGCTCCGATTGTTGTTTACGACAACACAGCCATTCAGGAAGCTATGGCAGGTAACGCCAAAGAGTTATCAGTCGGATACACTGCGGTTCTTGACGAGACCCCAGGCTGGGGAGACCCTGTTACTGGCGAATATATCCTAAAAATTGATGACAGACAGGAGCTTCAACCGCCAGAAGGATGGCTAGAGTTCGACGCAATTCAGCGTGACATTAAAGTGAACCATCTCGCAATGGTATATCGCGGTCGTGCAGGTATTGCCAAATTGAATATGGACGGTGAGCAGGAAAACCCGTATACTACTGACGTTGATATCAATAAAGAGGATAAACAGGAAATGATTAAGATTAAACTCGACGGCGCGCAGGAATTTGAGGTCGCACCGGAAGTCGCTTCTCACATCGAAGCGCTGAACGCAAAGGCTGACACCGCAATCGCTGAGCGCGACTCGCTGAAAGCTAAGGTAGATGCAATCCCGGCTGAAATCGAAGCTGCCGTCGCTAAAGCTAAAGCTGACGCTGACGCCCTGGCTGCCCTGGTAGCTGTTGCCGCTGAAGCTGGTGTCAAAGCTGATGGTCTGGATGCTAAAGGTATTAAAGTGGCTTACGTTAAAGAAGTCTCAGGCCTGGATGTTTCCGAGAAATCCGACGCTTACATCGACGCAGCGTTCGACATTGCCAAAGAATCTGATAAAATGGCAGAAGTACGTAAAGCGACTACCGCTTCCGACAAATCTGACAGCGCCGAAGAGCCTAAGAAATTAGACCCGCGTGCTCGTTTAGCTAAAATCAAGAAATAAGGAGTTATAAACATGGCAATTCGTTCTGTAGCACTCGCTGGTATGGTTTCTGATACCTCTCTCTATAACATCGACGGCGCTTGTGTAGTTGGTGGTGCAAATGCTATTCCGGTCGGGACTGTTGTTGGTGCGTCAGTGCCCGCTGATGAGCGCCTGGCTGGTCACAAGGTGATTACAGCCACTGGCATCACTGCTGATAATGTTTACGGTGTGGTTGTTCGCTCTCATTATGAGACTCCTGATGGCACCGCTCGCGTAAATGAAGCAGTTAACGTAATGACCCACGGTCGAATCTGGGTTCGCACAAGCCTTACTGCCGCGCCTACATTTGGTGCCCCAGTTCTTGTATCTGCCACTGGACTGGTTGAATCAGCAGGTGCAGTTGAGACTGGTTGGACTTTTGCAGGTGGTTACATCGCAAACACTGGCACAGACCCACAAAACCTGAGCGTTGATGGCGCCCTGGTTGAAGTTCAGGTTAAGCAGAAGTAAAGCTTAAAGCTAAATTAAAGCCTCCTTCGGGAGGTTTTTTTACACCATTGCGTGGGCTAAAAACTCGTGTATAATGAACTCGTAGACACCTAACTGAAAAGGAACAATAAAGAATGGCCATTAAATTTGATGCAGAACAAGCTAAAATCACTACTCACCTTGAGCAAATGGGCGTAGAGAAAGCGGATGCCGCTGGTATCTGGGCCGTTAGCCAGCTGACCGCAGCCCTTAATCGCGCTTATGAAAAAGAATACGCAGAGAACTCTGTTGTTAATATCTTCCCGGTAACCAATGAAATCCCTGGTCATGCGAAGTATTTCGAATATCCAGAATTTGATGGTGTTGGCATTGCTCAGATTATCGCTGATTACTCTGATGACCTTCCGCTGGTTGATGCTTTCATGACTGAGAAACAAGGCAAAGTGTTCCGTTTCGGTAACGCATTCCTGATTTCTACTGATGAAATCAAAGCTGGTGCCGCAACTGGTCAGTCGCTGTCAGCTCGTAAGCAAGCACTGGCTTTTGAGGCTCACGATAACCTGCTTGATAAACTGGTATGGTCTGGCTCAGCTCCGCACGGTATCGTAAGCGTATTTGACCAACCGAACATCAACAACGTTGTTGCAACTCCAAACTGGAGCGTCCCGCAGAACGCAATTGATGACGTCACCGCGATGATTGATGCGGTTGAGAGTTCAACTCAGGGCCTGCATCATGTAACTGACATTCTGCTTCCGGCTTCCGCTCGTCGAGTAATGCAGGGCCTGGTTCCGCAGACAAACCTGAGTTACGGCGAATTGTTCACTCGTAATAACCCGGGTCTGACTATTCGTTTCCTGCAATTCCTGGACAACTACGATGGCGCAGGTGGTAAGGCTGCCCTGGCGTTTGAGAAGAGTCCACTCAATATGTCTATTGAGATTCCAGAGGTTACTAACGTACTTCCGGCTCAACCTAAAGACCTGCATTTCCGCTATCCTGTAACATCAAAAGCTACAGGTTTGATCGTTTATCGCCCCCTGACGATGGCTGTAATCAAAGGCATTACCTTCGCTTAATAAATCGCCCTCTTCGGAGGGCTTTTTTACGTCTGTACCAAATGGATTTGTTGAGTTATAATCACTCAATCAGATAACAAAGGAGACAAAAATGATTCGTTTAGAACACACTGGCGCTTGCCTCATTGTTTACAAGGGTGAGAAATATTTACCTGGTGACACTTTCGAGGTCGACGTAATTTGCGACGGACTCAAGCGTTTAATCGCAGAGGGTAAACTCACCATTGAGGGTGACGCTAAGGCAACCAAGCAGATCGCGCAAGAAATTGTTAGCAAGAAAAAGCGCAAAGAACCGAAAACCATCTCCGAAGCTGAGACTGGTAGCGAGTACAAATAAATCACATGGACGCTTATGCGTCCTTTATTGTATGGAGCTAATATGTTGTTATTTTTAGCAGTTATGTCACTACTAATATCCATTCCGCTCGCATTTGTTGGTCTAATTCTTCTTATTGGATTCATTAAAGGTGGGGCTTCCTGGAGGTAACATGAATGATGCAATTTTGGCGTTTATGCGATCGCTTGTTCCTGCGCTCAAAGCAGTGGATGACGAATCAATTAATGTGTGGATCGATTTGGCGCGTCTCTACGTATGTGCGGATAAGTTTGGTAATGATGCAGATCGCGCTGTGGGCCTTTATGCACTACACCTGATGCTTTCTGATGGAGCATTTAAGGGTGAGAATGAAGGCTTGGAAACATACAGCCGTAGAATGGCAAGCTACTCACTGAGCGGTGAATTCTCTATCACTTATGATAATCAATCAGCAATCCAGGGTGACTTATCATCTTCCTCTTGGGGCCGCATGTACAAGGCACTCCTGCGCAAGAAAGGTGGCGGCTTTGGGTTGATTACTTCCGCTGCTGGCGGTGGGTGCGGTTGCTGATGAACTATAACGAAATCGAATCAATCACTCGCGATGGCATTAATTTCTTTAGTGATGCTAATGGCGTTTACGAGATGAGTACTGGCGCTGGATATGTTGAAATCGTTAACGGCGTTGAAGTAGAAGTGCCGGCGCAAACATTCCAGCTAAAAGGCTTAGTGCGGGAAATCAAGACGCGAGATATCGATGGTGAGTTTATCCAGTTTGGCGATAAGCGCGGAATCTTCACAGCTCAGGTTGAAATTAAACAGGGTTATCAGATTAAAGTTGATGGCGAGACTTTTGTTGTTGTTGACCCGCGCCCCGTTAAACCAACAGGGACGACTGTTGGTTATCGTCCGATTCTTCGCAGGGTGGCTACTTATGGCTAGAAACATTGGGAGTGTAGTTACGTTTGAGAAATCTATTGCTGACTGGATTGACAGAGCGGAGGATGGTTTTGGGATTGTGGTATCCAATACGGTTATCAAGACAGCAAACGCAATTGTTGACCTTTCACCCGTCGATACCGGCAGATTCAAGGCTAACTGGCAAATCTCCGCAAACTCACCAGCTCAACAGTCACTCAATGAGTACGACCAGACTGGCGGCCAGACCAAAACATATCTCGCCAGGCAAGCCAGAGCAGTCGCCAACTCAAAAGCTACTAGTGTTATTTATATCACTAACCGACTTGATTACGCAGCCGACCTTGAGTATGGGGCTTCAAACCAAGCTCCAGCTGGTGTTTTAGGTGTGGTGCAAGCGAGGCTTGGCAGGTATTTCCAGGAAGCGGTGGAGGAGGCTCGTCGTGCAATATGAATTGTCATTAGCAGCAAGGAAGTTCGTCAACGATTTGTTGGTGAATGAATTTCCGGTCAGATATCCAGTTGCGTGGGAGAATGCTGCATTCACTCCTCCTGCGGATGGATCAATATGGCTTAAGTACGACTACACGGAGGTTGATACTGTAACTTACGGACTAAGCAGGAAGTGCAAATACTACGTTGGCATGGTGCAGATTTCAGTGTTCTTCAGTCCGGGCACTGGAATTGATAAGCCGAGACAAATAGCTAATCAATTGGCAGAATCTATCGTTGATGGTACAATGCTTGACAGCGGGACCATTTATGAGTCTGGAGTTGTTAACCCGGTTATCAAATCCAAGTCTGGGTGGTTTATCCCGGTTCGTTTTTATGTTCGTCTAGACTAACAAAAGGAAAAATACATGGCTCATTTATCAAACGGCACTCAGGTGCTCGTAGAAGGCTCCCGTGGTGATGCTATTGCCGTTACTGCAATCTCTAACGCCGCCAGCCCAGTCCTAACTGTTGATGATGCTTCTGGCATTGTTGTTGGTGATTACCTGCTGTTTACAGCATCTGCTTCCACGCTGCTGGCTGACAAGCAAGTTCGCGTAACTGCGGTAAGTGGCACATCTGTTACGGTAGAGGGCATTGATACCTCCAGCACCACAAAATTCCCGGCAGGTTTAACTGGTGAAGTTGTTAAGATTCTTTCCTGGTTCGAAGTTCCGTGTGTTCAGGACGTTTCCACTGATGGCGGCGAACAGCAGTTCGTTAACTTCCAGTGTCTTTCTGATGACCGTGAACAGAAGATTCCTACTTATAAGTCTGCGGTAACTAACACCTTCACTTTCGCGCATGAGTACACTAACCCGGTCTATCCGGTTCTTCGTGACTATGATGAGTCTGGTCAGGTTGTTGCGATTCGCCTGTTTGTACCTCGCGCTCAGGAAATGCGTTTGCAGTCCGGCACTATCGCTTTCAATGACACCCCGACCATTGGCGTTAACGAAATCGAAACGGTATCCATCGCAGTATCCATTCGCGGTCGACTGTCCTCTGTGGCAGCTGAAGTTTAAAACACAAACCCTCTTCGGAGGGTTTTTTATTGCATAGCACTTTTTGCTAAAGCGCTTATTAAAATTTGCTGTATATTTACCTTATCGAAACGAAATGAGAGATTAAAGAAATGAAAGCAATCATCGCAATTATGGCAACCTTGTTACTTGCTGGATGCAACTCAGATAAAGTAAAGACACTCAACGTTGACCTCACTGCAAACGAATGCAAGAACATCGTATACAACGCAACGGTTAACAATGAATCATTTACTCATATTTCATTCAAATACCCAGATCTAAAGGATGCCGTTATGTACGTATCGCACATTGAATGCACGAAAACTGTTAGCAACTTTACACGTGGTGTTGTGATTGAGCGCACTGCAACATTGGCAAAGGTATCAAAGCCTAGTGACGCTTCAATTGAGATGGTTTATACTAAGCTCTACAGTTTAGAAGGTTTCGCTAAGGAAGTTGGCGAGAAGCTGGCTTACTCACGCGTTGTTATGAAATAAAATAGAGGGCAAAACTAGATGGCAAAGTTCAAACTTTCACTGGCGGCACTGCCAGACTTCAAGCTACCAGTAAAATTCAAACTGGCTAACGACCAGGATGTAGAGGTTATCTTTACGGTCAAGCACAAGAAGACCTCAGAGCTTCAGGAGTTACTACAAAAAGAAGACTTAAGCACTAAAGAATTGATTACGGCAATCGCCTCTGATTGGGATCTGGAAGAAGAATTTAATGAAGAAAACGTCATTGAGTTTGCTGACCTATTCCCAGCTTCTACAGTTGCATTAACTACTGCTTATATGCAGGCACTGGCGGGTCAGCGAGTAAAAAACTAAAACGAGCGGTGTATCTACAGTACCAGTCAGACCCAACCGATGCTGAACTGGAAGCTATTGGGATGCGCCGCTCTGATTACGAAGATGAAGAGCCTGAAGTTTTACACTTCGACGACAACATGATGAAGGCGTGGGACATTTATTGTTCAATGGCTACACAGTGGAGAGTCGGAGCTAACGGAGCTACAGGCCTAGATTACAGCGTGCTAAACTTCCTCTTTAGAGTGTATAATGTTTCTGAAGAAGAATTGGTGCTCAGCGATTTACGCATCCTTGAAGCTAAGGCTCTAGAGATGATGGATAACCTGAGAAAAAAATAACCCGCTTCGGCGGGTTTTCTATTATGGAGGCTTAGATGGCAACAAATGAATTAGCCGGAATCACACTAGCCGTAGACGTCTCGCAGGTAGACAGGGGAACGCAATCCCTACAAAAGTTTAGGCAGGCAAACCAGCAAGCCGCTTCCGGCATTAGTGAATTCGTCAATGCTGAGCAGGTTGCTAAAATCCAGGCGAGGGATACCGCTCGCGCACTGGCTGAACAGCAAGCATCTTTAGCAAGGCTGCAAACAGCTATTGATCCAACTGCGGCAAAGTTTCGCAAGCTACAAGAGGCTGCGGTAGGTCTTGATAAGGCATTTGCTGCTGGCGTAGTTCCTGATGAGGAGTTTTTCCGCTTAGGCGAAGCTCTAGAAACCCAAAACGCAAGACTTGCACGCTCCAGAGCAGCCCTTACCGAAGAAGGTAGAGCGGCAGCGCAGGCAGCAAAGGATAAGGCAAGGGCAAAGGCTGAGGCAGATAGATTCATCGCATCACTGCAACGCCAGGCTCAAGCTGCGACATTGACGCGCGAGGAGTACTTAAAGTTACAGGCAGCACAACTTGGTGTATCCGCAGAGGCGACACCATTAATTAACCAGATTAGCACTGCAACCCAGAGAACTGTTGAAAATCTTGGCAGGCAAGCAGCGGCATTTCAGAAATCAGGATTAAGCGCCGGGCAATACAAGAATGCCATATCTCAACTACCGGCGCAGATTACTGATATTGGCACGTCGCTTGCTGGCGGCATTCCGATTTGGCTTATTGCAATTCAGCAGGGTGGTCAGATTAAGGATAGCTTTGGCGGCATTGCTAATACTGCGAGATTCCTCCTTTCTTATCTCAACCCGCTCACAGTAGCCGCTGGTGTTCTTGGTGCTGGCTTTGCTTACGCTGCGGTAAGCATTTACCAGAGCGAATCTGCAATAAAGGCAGCAAGAAAAGCGGTTGAGGAAACGCTTGGAGTCACGGATGAGGCGGCTAGGCAGCTAAGCATTAGCATCGCCAAGATTTCTGAGGCCTCGGGAAAGACAGCTGAAGATATCGCGAAGTCATTCGTATCAACCCGTGACGGAGCGCAAGAAGCAATTCTGAAGCTGATTGATGTTGGTGTTAGTTACGATGAAGCTAGGGAGCTTGTGGAGCGTTACAAGAATGCATCAAACTTTACCCAGGTTAACGCGCAAATTGAGCAGCACAGACTTGAGGCTGCAAAGATTCAGGATAGCTGGTTCGAGAATGCTATGGCCGTTAGCTACTACAATGATGTTGCAGTGCCGGGGCTGGTTAACTCGCCATTAACCAATGTATCAGCAAGAAACAACGCAGCAATTCAGGAGTTTGCTATCCTTCTTGAGAAGGATGTAAACAAGGCTCTAATTGATGGAAACCGATACGTTGCTGAACAAGTTGATTTGATTGGCAAGGAATATCTGGCACTTGATCGCGTTGCTGGAGCGGAGAAGTCACTTGCAGACGCAAGAAAACAGGCCGCAGCAATTGCAAGGAGCGGTAATGCGGAAGCTATTGCTCAAGCTAACAGAGTAATTCAGTTAAGGCAGCGTGAACTTGACGAGGCAATTAAGGCAGAGAAAGAAAGAAATAAACCAGCAAAAACGAAAGCACCAAAGGAAGCTAGAGACCTTACCATTAATTATGAGTCGGGAGTCCTCGCTCTGGAGGCTCAGTTAAGGTTGCTTCAGAATGTAGGAAGTCAGACAAAGGCCATCAGCACTGAGCGGAGAAAGCTACTTGAGGAGGAAGCTAAGTTTGCAATCCTTGAGGAGCGCCAGGCGGCTGGTACAATCGGCAGAGAGCAGGCCAGACTTCTTCTTGAGAAAGACAAAGTTCTCGAGTTGGCCAGGCAGAAGGCTGAGCTAGGTGATCAGATTGTTTTGCAGGAACGCGCAAATAAGCTAGCTGAAGACAATAGGAAGAAGACTCTTCAGATTAACAATGAGGCAAATAACATTGATTTGGGTGCTGGTTTGTCATCTCGAGAGCAGCAGAGGGCTAAAGAGATTCAGGCTCTTCAATCCAATCAGGTTAATGCTGGTGGCTCTCTCGATGACGTCGATTTCCAGCAATTACTGGAAGCGAGAAAGCAGTACTACAAGGATGAGGATGCTCTTAGGGCAGACTGGAAAGCTGGTGTGACTTCAACTCTCGCTGACTTGACTGAGAAGTACACTGACTACAATCAGATTGCTAATGATTTAACTGTTGCGGCATTCGACGGGATAACAGAGCAAATTACAAACCTTGTAACCACTGGTGAGACGAACTTTAGGGAGTTTACAGCAAGCATCCTGAAAATGATTGCGAAGATTGCAACTCAGTTACTTTTGGTTAAGGCCATCGAATCAACATTGACTAGCTTTGGTGGTGGGGGAGGTAACGCGTTTGGCTCATTTGCATCTGCCATAGGTTTTGCTGGTGGCGGTTACACTGGCGATGGTGGCAAGTATCAGCCCGCTGGTACAGTTCATAAAGGTGAGTTTGTATTCACTAAGGAAGCGACAAGCCGAATCGGTGTTAAGAACCTTTACGCACTAATGAAAGGTTACGCAAGCGGCGGTGTTGTTGGCGGCCCTTCCGGTTACGCAAATGGCGGCTTAGTTTCTGGTGGCACTAATGTTGATGTTAGTGGCATCACTGTTAACGTGAACTCAGGGGTTGGTAGCGACCCAGAGCAAGCCAAAGCGTTGCAGAACGGCGTCAAGGCAATCGTAGCGGAAGAGATTGCTCAGTCATTCCAGCAGGGTGGCAAGGCCTATCAGTACCTGCGCGGATTCAATTAATTAACGGGGCTTCGGCCCCTAAGGATTTCTATGGCTATCGATACATTTAATTACTGCACTCAAGTCCAAAATGGAGGCGGCTCATTTTCTAACACGAACAACGTGCGAATTGTTAGCTTCGGAAATGGTTATTCACAACGCGGAACGGGTGGATATCGTAGTAATACCAGAAGCTACCAGATGACTTACACAAATAAGGACTGGCGCGAGGTTATGGAATTTTGTTTCAACCACATCATCACCCCATTCTTCTGGACCACACCGCAAGGTGATACATCAATGTTTGTGATTCAGCAGGATAGCATTAGTGTAACTCCGCTCAGCAAGGAAGTTCAGACTGTAAACATGCAATTCGTAGAAGTATTTAGCTCAATGCGTTAAACTAAGCCCCATTAGGGGCTTTTTTTATTGGAGAAATATATGTTAAGTCCAAAGTTTGAAAATCAGTTGCAAAGTCTTTTCCCTGGCGAGATTGTGACTCTAATCCAGGTAGACGGGACGGCGTTTGGCTCTCTCGTTTACAACTTCCACAATGAAAACATTTCATATACACCAGAAGAAATAATGCTGGCCCAAATGAATGGCGAGCCACTACCAGAGAAGATAATCACATTTCGCGGAGAAGAGTATGGCCCAAGACCTTTCGGTATCTCTGGTATAAATATGACTTCTGACGGCAAGGCTAACAAGGTCACGTTGACAGTATCAAACGTAGACCAGAGAATTAGCGCACTTATCCGCACCTACAATGGATTGGTTAAAGCAAAGGTTACTATCTGGATTACTACGCGCGATAACATCAATGAGGATGGAAGCATTGCCGATGGTGACTATCGCCGATTCGTTTACTTCATTGAGAGACCAAAGCAAGTTGATTACAAGACGGCATCATTTGAGCTTAGCAGTCCGATGGATATGGATGGTATCTACATTCCTGCGCGACTTGTTCAGTCTGTTTGCTATTGGGCGTCAAGGGGGTGGTATCGCAGCGGTAATGGCTGCGACTACGCTGGTAATCGTTATTTTGACAAGGATGACAATCCAGTTAATGACCCCTCCTTAGACTTCTGCGCCGGAACTGTTAATAGCTGCAAGATTAGATTCGGCGAGAATAACCAGCTTTCATTTGGTGGATGCGCGGCTGCAAGCCTGCAAGCTAAAGCTAATCAATCATAGCACTTATTGCTAAGAGGATAGCTCAATATTGCGCTATCCTATAATCTCTTAAATTGGGGGTTAAAATATGAATTGGCATGATTACTTTAGATATGAAGACGGCAAGTTATACTGGATTAGCTTTCCAAACCCAGAGCAGACAAGGAGCGTAAAGATAGGAGATGTTGCTGGATACAAACACCCTGACAACAAGGGTTACATTAGGGTTCAAGTTATGGGTAAGATGCTAAGGGTCCATCGCGTGATATGGGAAATGCATAACGGAAAAATACCAGAAGGCATGGAGATTGACCACATAAATGGGATTAGATCAGACAACAGAATTGAAAACCTAAGAATTGTTAATGGTCTTGAGAACATGAAAAATAAGGGGATTTATAAAAACAACAAAACTGGATTTGTTGGGGTTGAGAAAATTAAAGCAAACGGAAAGTACAGGGCAAGCATAAGAGTTAATAAAAAACTTATTTTTCTAGGTGAGTATATTTCAATTGAAGATGCCATTGACGCTAGAAAGAAAGCTGAATGTGAATACCTTTTCCATAAGAATCACGGAGTTAGAAATGCTTACACCAAAAGTTAAACTGGAAATCTTCCAGCACGCAAAAGAAGTTTACCCGCACGAATGTTGCGGGATTGTCACGCAAAAGGGTCGGGCTCAAAAATATCACAGAATCACTAATGCCAGCAAGGATCCAGAAAACGAGTTTATCCTTGATTCAAATGAGTATGCTGATGTTCTTTTTGAGTTAGCTCACAATGAATCTATTGTTTACGTGGTTCACTCTCATACGGGTGACGGAGCGACAACGAGACCTAGCCCAGCAGATATCTGTAGCTGCAATGAATGCGAGATTCCGTATGTTATCGTCAGCATTCCAGAGGGTGACATGAGAATTCTCGAGCCATCAACCATGCATCTGATTGGTAGGCCATGGGGGCTTGGTAGCTTCGATTGCTGGGAGTTGGTGATGGCGTTTCACAAGAAATACGGCGTCAAACTGAATGACTATCGAGTCAATTACCCGTGGTGGGAGAAGCGGTACAATGAAAACATATATGACGACAATTGGATTAAGGAAGGATTTGAGCTGGTAAAAACTTCAGATATTCCTATTGGCTCCATGATTATGATGCAGGTGCAAAGTGAGGTGACAAACCACGCCGGAATCTACATTGGCAATAACAGGTTCATCCACCATCTCTATGGTAAAATGAGCTCTGTTGATATCTACTCCGATTACTGGCGAGAGCGCACAGTGCGAATCGTTCGCCATAAGGATTTACCAGAGGATGTAATTTATGACCCAGAAACTGATTGATATTAAGTTAGGATTATCACTAGGCCGCAAGTTTGGAAAGATTCACCAGATGGCAGTGAATAGCGTTCCCGAGGCTATGCGAGCACTATGCTCACAGATTCCAGCATTCAAAGAATTCATGAACAGTCATGTTGGTCAAAATACAAGGTACGCCGTGTTCGTTGATGGCAAAAATGTGAACGAGCATCGAATCTCTGATTTTAGTGCCGTTCAGGAGATACGCATCTTACCAATCCCTCAAGGCCGCAAGTCTGGAGGGTTGTTTCAGACTATCCTGGGAGCAGCACTAATCGTTGTTGGTGTTGTTTTTCAGCAATACTACCTTGTTGGGGCTGGCATTTCACTTGCTGCTGGCGGCGTTGCTCAGTTGCTTTCACCTCAAGCTACCGGGTTGAAAGACCAAAGTAACCAGACAAGTAACAGGGCATCTTACGCATTCGGTTCGGCTGTGAACACTGTAGCTGCTGGTTATCCAGTATGCCTTCCATATGGATATCGAACGGTTGGAGGTTCGGTATTTAGTGCCGGCAGCTACGCTGAAGACAATGCTTAAATATCATACCCGCCTAGTGCGGGTTTTTTATTTAGTGTAGAATGGCACAAATGATCAAAACAAACATGAGGCTTTGTGATATGGCTGAAGAGATTAAGATTTATGGTGCCAAGGGTGGTAGCCAAAAGCAGCATCAACCAGTGGAGCAGGAAGATAACCTAATTTCACTTAACAAGGTTAAGGTTCTTTTGGCGGTTGCTGACGGTGAGGTGGATCCTAACTTCTCATTGAAGGATTTATACCTTGCTGACGTTCCGGTACAAAATCAGGATGGTAGCTACAACTATGAAGGTGTTCGCGCTGAGTTCCGTGCTGGCACGCAGTATCAGGACTATATCGCCGGTCTTGACGGTGCTAACTCAGAGATTCAGGCATCCAGAGAAATCAAGAACGATACCCCGTACATCATTGCAGTTAACAATACTCAGCTTTCAGCAATTCGAGTTAAGCTATTCTGGCCTCGACTGGTTAAGCAAGAAAGCAATGGAGACCTGAACGGAACAACCTGCGAGTATGCAATTGACCTTTCTGTTAATGGTGGCGCTTACCAGGAATACACTCGCGGAGTTGCTAACGGAAAGACCACTACAGGTTACGACCGAAGCATTCGCGTAAACCTTCCGGCAGAATTTGATAGCGCGCTTGTTCGCATCCGTAAGATTACGCCGGATTCAACAAGTAGCACCCTGGTTAACGGTATGCAGATTACAACCTATCAGGAAGTAATTGACGCTAAATTCCGCTATCCGCTTACGGCTCTGGTTTACGTTGAGTTTGGTTCTGACTTGTTCCCTAACGGCATCCCAACAATCTCAATCAAGAAGAGATGGAAGTTGATTCAGGTTCCTACAAACTATAACCCTGAAACCAGAACTTATAGCGGCACATGGAATGGCCTATTCAAGATGGCATGGTCAAACAACCCAGCATGGGTTCTTTATGACTTAGTAACAAACCGCCGTTACGGACTTGACCAGCGAGAACTAGGTGTAGAGATTGATAAGTGGGGCCTGTACGAAGCTGCACAATTCTGTGACCAGATGGTTCCAGATGGTAAGGGTGGCTTAGAGCCGCGTTACCTTTGCGATATGGTTGTACAGAACAAGGTTGAGGCTTACACGCTAATTCGTGATATCTGTTCAATCTTTCGCGGCCTGACTTTCTATGACGGCGAAAAGATTGGCATCGTGGTTGATAAGCCTCGCAACCCATCTTACATCTTCACCAATGATAACGTTGTAAACGGATTGTTCAGTCGCACATTTGCCAGCGATAAAAGTCTTTACACCACGGCAAACGTTCAGTTTGATGATGTAGAGAACAACTATCAGCAGGATGTTGAGCCAGTATTTGAGCTTGAGGCTACTCGCAGGTTCGGGTTTAATCCAGTCGACCTTACGGCAATTGGCTGCACTCGCAGAAGTGAAGCAAACAGACGTGGCAGATGGCTCCTAAAAACCAACCTGAGAAGCGAAACTATCAGCTTCACTACCGGGCTGGAAGGCATGATTCCGATGATTGGCGAGGTAATTGCGGTCAATGACGCAGCATGGTCTAGCAACTATCAGTTGAACCTTTCCGGTCGTATTGAATCAGTTCAGGGATTGCAGGTTTTTACACCGTTTAAAGTTGACGCCGCGCCTGGTGACAGAGTTCTTCTGAATAAGCCTGACGGAAGTCCGGAGGCGAGAACGATCGCAAGCGTTTCTGAAGATGGAAGAACTATAAACCTTAACACTGCTTTCAGTTTTGTAGCTCAACCTGATACTGTTTTTGCAATCGATAAAGATAATCTGGCCCTTCAGCAATATGTTGTGACCGGGATTCAAAAAGCAGATTCTGACAGTTCGGATTCATTTCAGTATACGATTACCGCAGTAGAGTATGACCCGAACAAGTATGACGAGATTGACTACGGCGTTAATATTGTTGACCGTCCAACTTCAGTCGTAGAGCCTGATAGATTGTCGCCACCTGAGAATTTAACAGTGTCAAGCTACAGCAAGGTTGTTCAAGGATTATCAGTTGAGACGATGGTTATCGGGTGGGATAAAGCGCCATACGCTAAAACCTACAATGTTCAGTGGAGAAAAGAGAATGGCAACTGGATTAACGTACCAAGAACAGCTAGCACAGAGGTTGATATCGAAGGTATTTACGCAGGAATTTATGACGTTAGGGTTCGCAGCGTATCAGATACTGAAAACGTGTCTGCCTGGTCTGGTATTGTAACTGTATCGCTAACTGGCAAGATTGGTCGCCCATCGGCACCTACGGTTATCACGGCGTCAACTGATGAAGTATTTGGTATCCGTGTTAAATGGGGATTCCCTGAAGGCTCTGGTGATACTGCTTACACTGAGCTTCAGCAGGTTCCAGATAATGGTGATGGTACTTACAATCCTGATAATGCAAGTTTGCTTACGTTGCTTCCTTATCCTGCCTACGAATACTGGCATACGCCAATTCAGCCAGGTAAGGTGATTTGGTATCGCGCAAGATTGATTGACAGAATCGGAAATACCTCTGATTGGTCTAATTTCGCAAGAGGCATGAGTACTGACGACGCCAACATTATCAATGATTTCATCAAGGTTGATATTGAAGGTTCAGAAGGATTCAAATACCTCGAGCAGAATGCGATTCAAAAGAATCAGGACATTCAGAATCAAGCTGAGGCAATTATCGAGAACGCACTGGCTAATGATGGCGATGTTCGCAGAATGACAAAGGAGAACGGCAAGCGTAAGGCTGAATATGTTCAGGCTGTGAATCTCATAGCCGATGAAACTCAGGCGCGCGTAGAGGCTCTAACGGCCCTTAAGGCGCAGATAGATGATGAAGTTGTAGCATCGATTACAGAAGTTCAGACTGCATTAGCCACAGAGACAGAGGCAAGGACTACCGCAGACACGACTCTATCAGCAAGACTTGGTGAAAATGAGGCGGCTTTAAACCAGAAGCTGGACGCATTCTCTAATGCCACATCGACTGGTGTGCAGTACGGAATTAGTCTTGGCCTGAAATACAATGGACAGACTTATTCATCCGGTATGAGCATGGAGCTTGTCGGCACTGGTGACAATGTTCGTAGTCAATTCATTTTTGACGCAAACAGATTCGCTATCAGCAACGGCATTGGTTCTGGTTCCGGTCAGTGGCAACTACCATTCGTTGTCGAGAATGGAAACGTAATCATCCAGAGCGCAGTAATTGGTGATGGCTCAATCAGTAACGCGAAGATTGGTAACTTCATTCAGTCCAGCAACTACGTAGCAGGAAGCACAGGCTGGAGGATTGATAAGGATGGTAACGCCGAAATTCGCGGTAAGCTGTACGCTAACAGTGGGGAGTTCGCTTTTAATGGCACTAATAACACAGTGCAGATTAATGGCAATGGCATTACTGTTAACTTACCAAATGGAGGAAGAGTTGTTGTAGGTACATTCTAAAACAAAAGCCCCGAAAGGGGCTTTATCTTTAATACATATCAGGTAGGTAAGGTAGAGGTATGCCAAGTGTAACGTCTGGTCTATTTCCAATTCCATATCTAACTATCCTTGTGCCCGTGCCGCTTCTTACGTTACCACCAGTCATTACCACGCCTTTGTTTCTCAACTCCTTGTATGCAGGTATTGCCCTTGTGTTAAACCCACACCTAAGTATTGGGAAGTATGAGTTTCCTATGCTCTGGTTTGAGCTTGTCAAAGTCACGAACCCAGAAACGACAAGAGGCCTCGTTAATGTTGAAAAAGTGCACTGATTGTTCGAGTTGAATATGTTTATTCCAGGCCCTGGGGTTGGCGCAACTTGCTGGAATATTATTAGATCAAGAGTTACGCTACCAGGGGTATTCCCAGTATCTTTTGTATTTATATTCGTGCAATATAGAGTTCTGTTACCATCAAACTCAACTGAGACACCTGAGTTATTCCACTTCCCAAAAGGTATTCCAGCTATTGGCATTGTGTAGCTGTTTGTGAATGATACGGTTCCTGAAAATTTGCAAGTAAGAAGCCTATCCCTTGTTGTTATAGAGGCAAAATCAGTACTGTCAGCAACGTATATACCTTGCCCAGTTGACGCTCTCAATACCTCTACTACAGTTCCCGAAAATTGCGTAATACGGTCATTATAAGCATTCTCTCCACCAATAGTTATCGTTCCCTGAGTATTGGTTGCTGAAAATCCATTTATATAATAAATCTCAACCCCCCTATCAAGTTCAAAACTGTAAGCGCCATTTCTTGGTAGTAAGAATTTTGATGAACCATTGCTACCACTTATTGGGAATGTCTTTGTAAATCCTCCGCTAGAAACGTTGAAGTTACCAGCAAAAGACAACCCCCTCATCCCTGAGGTTATCGTCATTGGTTTTCGACCATCATTTAGATCAATGTAGATGCCTTGAGCCATTAATTCCACTCCTTAGAGCCATAATCACGAACAGAACCACTGGAACCTTTAATACCATCGTAGCGAACATCAACCTCTCCGGCCGGCACAACCACACCATTTTTCCACTTAGCTACGCATACGCCGCTTGCTTGCGTTGCACACCAGCCATCCGGACGAGGGCCTGAAGAGCAACCTACCATCATGATTGCTGCTGCGGCGATGATTGAAAGTTTGATTAGGTTAGTCATTTTGTATTCCTCATTAAGTTGTTTCGTTTCGATGGAGTAATAGTACAACCGTCAGTGAGAAATGTCTTTATCTATTCGTGCTATCGTATACACGTAACCGATGTAACTCGATGTATACAATCTCATCCGCGGAAAATGATATACGCGCTGTTACGCTAATTTACGCATTGGTTACATTAAAATATCTATATATATCAACCTTTTACTCTTATTATTATTATTATATATATTACTGTGTATATCATGTAACTACTTCTATAGAGTGTTCCGCTTATAATTTTAATGTCATGTTGATTTACACAGTATATAATAGCCAGCATAGCAATGCACCCTCCACTAGAAATGATATACACGATATACACGCTGGTTACATTGAGCTATAGCTTGGATGAGATGCCAAAAAACGTAACAAGCGCCAATGCCTACACGAAATTACAAGTATTCACGCGTAAGTTTGAATCAACGATTGGCGAAACCAATTGGACTGGATACGGTGCTGAATATATAGTTACCTCATCGAAAGCAAACAACCAGAGAGATACAGAAATGGCCTACTACATTATCAAAGAGAAAAACAATGCACTGTTCGGCGACTGCTATTTCGGCGGCCCTGCTGGATACACCACAGATAAGAGTGAAGCCGACAGATTCGATACCAAAGAAGAAGCCCGGGATGTACTGACTGGTTACTTCACTGAAGAAGATTTGAAGTCTGTTAAAGTAGTTAAGGTTAAGGAATAGGATATGAGCTTTAAAGTTTTTACTCGAGAAGAGTTAAGCAACGAGACTTACCACGATGAAACTGACCACATCTCCGGTAGCTCACTTGTCGAGATTATCCATGGATCACCAGCCAAGTGGAAATTCAAGCAGCGCGATAGCGATAGCAAGGCCCTTAAGTTTGGAACGCTTAGCCACACTTACATCCTGGAAGATGACATGTTTGATAAAGAATACCTTCGAGCTACAGACCTTGACGCGATTGAAGGCTTAATTACAAGTCAGACAGGTTTAGCTTCAGCACTTAAAAAAGTTGGTATAGCTGGCACGTCCGGGAAGGGGTATAGCGATCTCGTAGAGATGATGTATCGCTCTGGTGAGGATTGGCCTGTTAAATGGCTAATTGAGCAGTATGAGAGCTCACAGGCTCTTGTAGAGGGTAAGGAGCTAGTTAGCGCAGTAGACTATGACAAGGTTGTAGCGATGCGTGAGGTTCTCTGCAACATTCCGGCGTATAATGCGATCGTGAACAGTGAGACGGCGCAGAAAGAGTTATCGATCTTCGGTGAGATTCTAGGAGTCGGCGTTAAGATTCGAATTGACCACGTTGATGTTGTTGATGGAGTAGTTCGGATCACAGATTACAAAACGACAGCAGACGCAAGCCCGGAAGGATTCGGTAAGTCAGCATTCAACCACGGATACCTTGCAAAAATGGCACTTCAGCGTGATCTGTTTGTGAAAGCATTCAACGAGAAGCGCAAGGTTGTTGTGGGGTTGCTGGCACAGGAGAAGGTGGAGCCATACTTACCAATGCTGTACACCCTAACTGACGAACAGCTTCGCATTGGTCGTCTCCAGTACCTTGAGGCGCTAGCCACTTACAAGAAGTGCAAGGAGCTAGATATCTGGCCTGGTTACTCGAATGGCATTACAGAGCAAGAGCTATTAGTTCCTGAGTGGGCAATTAAACAATATAGAGAGATATAAATAGCACGAATCGCTAAAGACAAAATTAAAAGGCGGGGTATGATTACCCCATCAACAACGAACGAGGTTAAAGATGCAAATTTCAGAATTATGCAAATCAATTTTAAAAGCGCTTCACACTGCTAAATCGTTATTTGCGAAGGCTGAAAAGTCTAAGCAGAACTCTCACTTAAAGAATAAATACGCTACCTTAGAAGACGTTTTGGCGGCTGTTGAGCCTGGTTTATATGAGTGTGGTTTGGTGATGTTCCAGAGTGTACTTGATGACGAACAAACAAATCGCATGAAGGTCGAGACAAAGCTGTTTCATGTTGAATCTGGAGAGTGGGTAAGCTTCTTAATGATAGTCCCAATCAGCAAGAATGATGCACAGGGTTACGGATCAGCTTTAACATACGCTCGTCGCTACGGTATCACAGCTGCCTTGGGTCTTAGCCAGGCTGATGATGATGGAAATCTTGCAGCTAAAGGCGTTAAGGATTTCAAGCGAGAGCTAGAGAAATGCAATACTCTTGATGAGCTTCGTAACGTCTGGAAAGAGGCTAAGCAGTCACTTGATGCGGCTGGATGGAAGGTTTTTGAACCTCACATTATCGAGCGCAAGGCAGAGATTGAGGCAAATGCGATGACTGGCTTCAACCCAGCAACACCAAAGAAAGTTGCAGAAAAAAGTAGTCCTGAAGAAAAGATTAAAGTAGAATCACAACAAATCGACACATTCTAAATTTAACGGGGCTGCGGCCCCAACAAACATAGAGAGATAAAACATGCACGTAATTACTGGTCAGATTCGCCGCGCCCCATTCACCAAAGAAGGTCAAAACGCAAATGGTAACTGGAAAATGTTTGCGGTTGATTTAAGCGAACGATACAAGGATAAGGATGGGCAATCACAATATACGAATTACAGAGCCGTCTTCTTCGCTAAAGAGTCAATGTTAGATTGGTACAACGAGGCGTTCAAGGAGGGTAAAGTTGTTAGCGTGAGCGCTGAAAGCCTGGCTGTTGATGTTCGTGATAAAGATGGTAAGACCTACGTAACGATCAATATGAACAACCCTCGACTTGAGTTTAGTCAGCGTGGTGATTCACAACCTCAGCAAAATAATAGACAGCAGCAACAACAGCAGCAGCAGCAGCAGCAACAAAGACAACAACCTCAGCAACAGCAGCAGTTTGATTCTGATATCCCGTTCTAAAGATAAGGCCCCTTTCGGGGCCTTTTTTATTAAATCAATTTAACAGATCTTAACTCATTACCAGAAGTTGTAGATATTGTTGTTGAACTAACTAACGTCCCAGACAATGCAAACGAAATAGCTCCAGTCGATGAGGATCTAGTAGCAAACCTTTGAGGTGAATCGCTTATAACACTTATCTTATTTGCTGTAAAAGTATTAGAGCCAGAAAAACCAGTAGTTACAACCAAATCCTGATTGAGTCTAAATCCAAATCCAACAGTAACAGAGGTTGACTCGCTCACAGGAATGTTAAGCCCATTTAGCCGCACACCTGAGATATCAAAGAAATCACAAGAAGAAAGAAGCGCCCTTCTTGAAATGCCTGTTGTTATTGGTAGCGTACTCTGAGACTGTCCATTGAAGTTACATACAAATCTTGTGTTAATGAAACTAATATCATGATTAACAGAGCCATCAACCGGAGAGGCCGTATCAGATGTTGACTTAACAATACCGCCAACAAATTTTATTGCCACAGGTCCATTTGGGTCTGAACCATAGTAAGCTCTAAGCCTTTCAACATTACAATTAACCATGTAATAGCTCCCCCTCTGGTTTGTCTCAAATATAGGGTATCTCGAGCTTCCGACAGGTGAAGAGAGATCATATATAGAAACGTTAGGGTTATGAAGACTGTTAGCACCCATGAAAACGATATTATTTGATAAAATCCCCTTTATACTTATGTTGGTAGTAAACCTTCCAGTCAATGAGCTTTCAGAATTTGTCATGTCCGAGAATGGCCCCTTAAACCTTGAAAAATCAATAGTAAGCCCCAAGCTAGCAGATGATGGGAAAGCCGACATGTTAACATCTGATATTGAAACGTCAGAAGGGAAAAGCAGCGCACCATCTCTACTTGAGTAGAATAAATTACCAGGATGAGAACTGTAGCTTCCTGACTTGAAGTTAAGGCCCTTAATCCTAACTGAGTTAAACAGAGTGCTCTTTATTGGTGAGCCAGCTACAGGTCCATTTCCTTCATAAGAAATTCCATTTATCAAACCCGTCCCGGTCAGGCCAGTACTTCTTGTGCCTGTAAAAGTAATGTTATCCATGTAAAGGTTTCCGTCAAAGAAACCTCCAGCGTCTGCCCTTGTTGTTATGATATTCCCATTCGTATATCTAGACGCATTAAATGCACTATCCCTTATATGCAAATCGCCAAGACCAGTAACAACAACACCACGGGCACCGATATTGCAGTTTTCAATCTTAAGGTAGTTATGGAAAGGCATGTGAAAGTCAATTCTACTTAGATCACAATTTTCAAAAGTTACGTTTGCGCAGTTGTTACTACCATTTGCGCCCCATCCTTTACCGTTAACCCTTGCGTTCATAATCCTTACGTTCATTGATTCACCTATTGATAAGGCGTATGAGTAAAGCTCACCAGAAGAATCTCTTGCGTCTGCAACAGACTCGGCAAAAAGACCATCAACTGTGATATCATATGAGTTAGCTATTGCCAACCTTGTATCGCTAAACCCTTGTGTTATCGGCTTGTTAATAAAAGAAATATCTTTTATTGACAACCTTGTAGAATTATTAACATAAACTATCTGATACCGTGTCGAAAGACTTTCATCTATAGTTAAACCCTTGATTTCCTGAGTTGTCTTGTTTATCTTCAAGGCTCTAACTGATGTAACATTATTTCCAAGATCATACTTCAGTGAGTTCTCCAGATAACCCCTATTGTAAACCCTATTGAGTTCAATTCTTTTCTGAACAGAATCCCTATATGTGTACATGTCCTGATTTGTATAAAAAACAATAAAACAACCATCAAGGTCACGATTTTCAGATATAGAGTCGAACAAATTACTTCCAGCAGTTCTTGATTCATTAGACATGGAGTTAAAAGATGAAACAACAGATGACGAAGCGTCATAAGTTGTAGGTTCCCCGTTGGTTATAGTTATCTGCCCGGTCCATGAGGATGATGGTTTTATAACAGAGCCTGTAAAATCAGCACTCAATGAACCAATATCAATATAATCGGAACCAGAAACAAGAAAAACACCATCATTCTGCTTTATCTTTAGATTTTTGGATTTTGCGTAGTTTATCGCTCGATTTATACCTGAAATATCATTAGTAATACCATCTCCAACACACCCAAAATCATAGAAACTAACATAACCTTTAGATCCTAGCTCAGACCACGAAGAATCACCAATCCCACCAGAAGAATATGGTGTCGAGTTTTCCGGGACTGTCTTAGGTAGATCTCCCATCCATACGTATGACTTTGGCTTACCGGAGTCAAGCCATATCATTTGTTGATTTCTTGACTCTATTACACCTCCGGACTCAAATGATGAAATTAAGGCACCAGATAATGATTCCGCATAACCCCGTGCAGCTTGTTCTGATGACATTGCTAATCCAGCACTCGCTGCAGCAGAAGCCATATCACCTGCTACCTGGGCAGCATTCTGCGCAACCTGTGATGACATGTTTACAACATCGCCATACTGATTGTTAACCTGTGTTACTTTAGATTCAAAATCATTAAAGTCAAAGTTGTTAAATACATCAACTGCATCAGCAACCTCAGTTTCACGTGACTGATAGTAACGAAGAGTCTCAGCAACATCTTGAGCTAATCCCTGAACGGTAATCCCATCATGAGCAAGAATAGCGTAACCAGTTCCAGCAGGAACAGTTTCAGAATTAGGGTTATAAACATTAATCTGCGTATCGCTGATGATCTCAGAGATGGTGTAAATTTTTACTGGCTCAGTTTTAAATACAATGGTGGCACCTACGCGAATCAGTGTAAGCGGTGCTTTCCATGTTGTCCCGACACCAGTCACCTCGCCGTTTGCAGCTAATGATGCGGATCCCAAGTCATAAATTGCCATTGTGTAAAGTCTCCATTTGTAAAATAGCACGAATTGCTAAGTTGGATTGTAGCATCTTTCAGGCATAAAAAAACCTCCCGAGGGAGGTTAGTTTAGCAAGTCTTTGGCTTTGTACACTTTCTTGCGTATTCCTGTTTTGAATGACTTCCCGTCATTAGGTATCACCACATCAACATTGCGATCATCAGCGGCAATAAGTATATCAGTATCACAATCGCGGCAAGCAACCCTAAACTTCCTTGACCTGTCGCGGTGGATGACCATTTCCACGTTGTAAGAGGAGAAAGCAACAAACACTTCGCGACCACCTGTAGCCAAGTGAACACGTACACCATCAATAAAATTATCGACAATATAAGTATAGCTACCATCCTGCTTAGAACCAATAACGGAAACAGAATCACGTGTGTAATCACCAGCAAGGAATTTAACATTTGAATCTCCATCAATAAACATTAAGTTGCAGAACTCATCACCAAGACCATCCTCGTAAACCATTGAGCAGGGTACGGCATGAATCATTGAGCCATCCTTAGCTATGCCAACATCGAATCCATCATCAAGATAAATACCTTCATATGTTGTGAGTGGGCTTGATTCAACTCTTACAGTCCGATCCATGACTTCAAGAACTTTTTCATGATCTACCTGTGCGCCCATTTTGTAACGCTGAGTCCTTGATGCTTGCTTATTTGCCTTATTAACCACCTCTACAGGGATAAGGTTTAACCACTCACCGAGAACATCTATACATTCACTGAATGACTCCCCCCTCATCTTTTGTAACCACAGAATTCCATCGCCTGAGCCACACTGGTTGCAGATAATGCCACCATCACCTTCTTTGCTAACCTTGTTAGTCCATCGTGCTCGGTCGTTTCCTCCACAATAAATACATGGCTGATGCTTTTTGGTCTGGAAGAATTTTGGGTCTGCGCCGCAGATATTGATAAGTGCCTTATCCCACAGGCCGCGCATTCTTGGTAAAACCTCTTTCTTATCGTAGTGCATATCAATCTATCTCTGAACAAATAAAAAAGGATGCACCGATTATGGCACATCCAATTCCTTACTCTTTAGCTTTTCGTGCTGCCTCATTAGCGGCCTTGATCTTTCTCCATGAACGACACTCTGGTTTGGTTGCTAACTCGGACTCAGTAACCACACGCAGCATGTGACGCTTCTTGCACCGTAATGTCAGCGGCTTTCCGTTGCCGTCGAATTGCAGGTCTGGTCGGCAGAATGTAGCGCGAAAACCTTCTCCATTTCGCTTGTAGTAGTTGTGAGAAAGCTGAGCGCCGCGAGCAGATATCATTCCACGCTTAAACCATTCCTCTACAGCCTGTGGTGTTACCTTTAACTGCTTTGCGATATTCGCCTTTGTGCCGAAGAAATCAAGAACAATCTCCAGTCGCGCGCGCAACCCTGCCCTTACTTCATCTTTCAAAACGTAGTAACCTGAAGGTCGTTTTCGTTGTTTTTTGTCTTCAGTGCGGACAGTTCCGTTATTACCGTTGATTGTTCTCTTGTCGACTGTATTCATTTCATTACCTCAATAGCATTTTTTGTTAAAAGTCATTCTGATTTGATGGTAGTATTGTACTCAATTAAACGCTACAAGACAATTTTTATAGGAATTTAGATATGTTGCCTATCGAGAAGCTGGTTGCTAACTTTGATAAAGAAAGAATCAAACAGATTCAGAAGGATTACCAGTTTGGGGAGATAACCCCATACGAGTTCCAGTGCGTAACATTTGATGCTATCGGAAAGGCTATTGGGAAGTATGAGGCCCCATTTATAGCAGACCTTTCAGTTTCTGCTGGTAAGACAATCATTCTTGCCATGATTGGTAAGCGCATGGAGCAATTGGGATTGCCTTATATGGTTCTTTCTCGCCAGTCAGAGATAATCAGCCAGAACTCAGAGGAGCTTCGTAATTTCGGCATCCGTAATAGCGTCTATTGCGCTGGCCTTAATGTTAAATCAGTTTACTACCCAACCATAGTTGCCAGTGAGGGCACGGCGGCTAATGGCTTGTTTAAGGGGCTTGGTGACTATGTTCCGGCAGTTATCGCTATAGATGAGTGTCATCATATGGACCATATGGATATTGTTGAAGCAGAGGAGAACGAAGAAACATTTGAACAAATGAGCACAAAGAAAGGCGAAATGGTTTTTAAGGATGGCGTAAACACGGGATTGCTTGGCACTGGTCGTGCGCAGTACACGCTAATCATTACTGAAATGAAACGTCGTTGTCGTGAGAGGTATGGTCGTGAGCTTCGTATATTCGGTCTAACTGGCAGCCCATATCGTAACAATGATCATATCGTCGTTAGCAACCCAAACATCCGTGGCTTCTGGCGCAAAACAGTTATTCAGGTCCCAACCAATTACCTGGTTGATTTAGGATTCGTGGTACCAACAGTTTACGGCGAGGTTGGTGATTTGGGTTATGACCTTGCGGAGTTTGCGCCAGACGGAAGTGATGGTGTGAAAGACTTTGGCAAGAAAGAAATGGACGCCATGCAGGAAAAGATTCATCAAAACCAGTCCATGACGCAAAAGATTATGCAATTTGCTGCAAAGTTCATGGAGACTCGCAACGCTGCGCTTGTGACATGTGCCGGTAAACGTCATTGTGAGGAAGCAGCAGCAGCGCTTCCTGAGGGTGTAACCTGGGCTATAGTAACTGACTCTACTGGTGAGAAAAAGCGTAGGGAGATTCTTTCTGACGCAGTTGAAGGTAAGTATAAATTCATATTTCAGATCGGTTGTCTCACAACTGGCGTGAACGTCCCGCCATGGGATACATCAATCATTCTGCGCAAAGTTGGTAGTATCACGCTTCTTATTCAGCTTTTGGGGCGAGGCATGCGAATACTTAAGAAGAAACATAAGGAAATGGGGATGGTCAAGGATGATCACGTGGTGCTAGACTTTGCTGGCACTCTTGATGACATGGCAGAATTATACTTTGATCCAATCATAGAGGAGGTGCAGGATCAGAAATTCAAGTCCTCTCGTAAAGTTGGGGATAAGTCAAGAGTATGTCAGGCCTGTGGCTATAAAAACCCCCCACTTGCTCGTCGTTGCAATAACGTAATTGACGGTAAACGATGTGAGCATTTTTTTACATTTCGCTTGTGTGAAGATATAGAGGACCCGCAGACAAAATCTATTATTAAGAAAGGTTGTGGTGAGAAGAATGATATTGCCGCTAAAAACTGTCGGTGCTGCGGAGAGATGCTAATAGACCCGAATGCAAAGTTATCTGGGAAAATGTATCGTAAAGGCGACTGGTTGCGAGTCTACGACTTTAAGATTGGATTAACAAAGAATCAATCAGGGATTGTTGCCTCATACGAGGTCATGGCTCATAGTGGTGATAGGTTCCGGGCCTATGAGACGTTTTTTCCAGAGTCAGACCATCGCGTTTGCTCTGTAAGATGGAAATCATTTTGCTCGACTCACATAGAGAGCAGGACTGAGGCTTTTAGAATTGGCAGGTTGCGTAATGCTAAGATGATTATGACTAATGCTCACCTTTTCCGTGCGCCATTAAGGATTACACACCGTAAGAACCAGAAAGGCCAGGATATTATCGCCAATAAATCTTTTACTATGGAGGATTGATATGAATATTACAGACAAAGTTGATTACATTGAGTTTTACCCTGGCCCGGTTAAGTCATGCCCTAAAGAGGATGATGAACAAATCTTTTGCTCTGATTGGGTTAAGTATAACTACCCAGAGATGGTATTTTTCCACTGCGTGAATGAGGGTAAGAAAACCATTGGTCAAGCAAGAAAAGATCAGGCTAAGGGTCTCCTTAAGGGAGTGTCAGACTGTATGTTTCTTATACCTGAATCTATCCGAGGCAAATACCCTTTCGGAGCTATAGAGCTAAAGAGAGCAGGAAAAACGCAGGCAAGCCCAGTCAGTGAGGAGCAGAAGGCTTTCCTTAAAAGCGTAATGGAATCAGGTGGTTTTTCCGCAGTTGCCTACGGCAGGGAAGGGTTCCTTGCAGCATTCAAAGAAATGATTTCAAAATAGCACTAATTGCTAAAGGCGATTTTAAAAGATGGGGTATAGTTACCCCATCGAAACGAAACGAAGAGAGAGAAACAAAATGGCTACTATCTACACTGGAAAATTCTACGAGTCACGCAAAACTGGTTATATTTATGAGTTGCAAATCACTGAGGATGGTTATGTTTTGGTTGATATCGAAGATTGCACTTACGCATTCGAGGTTAGCCCGACCTACAAGGATGACTTGGAAACTGTTAAAAACGAATTTGGAGAAAAATTTAATGAGGTATCAGAATAATGGCAATTTTTACATTTGAGCATCAATGGGAAGCATTCAAGGTAATGGCGGCGGAGGAATTATACAACGCACATTATAAGCGTGATTTATGGGGTGTTGTGAGTTGCCTGGATATGAGCTTCGAAGAAGAGTACCTGAACACTGATATCGAAACATGGCGCGACCGCATGGTTGCTGATATCGAAGAGATGAAAAAAGATTGCCCGGAGGATTTTTTATGATTGGCATCTGCGTAAAAACAAATGGCTTCTTTACACTTCTTGAGGATTATGAAATTAATTTCGATTCAAATGAAATAACAGTGTTAAGCGATGATGGGTGCTATTGGTTCCTTAGTTATCAAGGTGATGGTTATTACGGTTGCAGAGATTCAGGCGGAAAAGAGGTTATTTTCTTAGTCGAATAGCACTTTTTGTTAAAAATCAAATCCATGGATGGATTATATTAAACACATCAACAACGCAGAGGTTTGAGAGATGAAAATTGTAGACAGAGAGATGTTTGAGATCGCACAGATATACGCAAATGATGCTGTAAAAACTGGCTCTGATTATTGCTGGATGTGCGCTAAAGAATACCTGAAAATGGCCTACGGCTTATGATAGTTGAAACCGGGCGAGCAGCAGTATGGGCGCATTGTGGAGAGGCTGGATTGCAAGATGACATTAAGCAGATATCCCGATTCTTTGACATAAAAGATATTAGCGTTGTGTTCAATGGTAAATTCTCTTATATGGATGAGCGCCCAAGAAAATACGTGAGAGTTAAGCCAGGTGTTAGAATTGATGTTAATGAGTTCCTCAAAGCTGAGGGATACAAGTTTAAGATAACGAAGCCTAAGGATTAAGTATGTTGGGTTTAGATTTCCAGCCAGATCATTACGACTTAGTATATGGTCAAAGTGGTGCAAAGTTTAGAGCGATACCTATTGCTGACTGGTTTCCTCCTGATTATGTGGATGTGAACGCAAAAACTAAAGACGGGAAGTGGGTTCAGATTTACTACTCCCCAGCATGCGGAAACCTTTGCATGACTGACCTTGATCAGAAGTTAGCAATTAGTGCGGAAGTTATCGACTACTGGTTGAAAGAAGTTGAATGAAGAGCCTGATACTAGTAGCATTAGTCCAACTGTTTAGCTTTACTATCTTATACTTTATGGTAATGAATTAAGGAACTTATAAATGGCAACTGCAAAGATTACTAACGAGCAGCTTCTTGAAGAACTAGCAAACGGCATGACAAACAAGGCAATCGCAGAGAAGTACGGAATGAACATTCGCAACGTTGAATTGCGTCGTAGTAAACTGGCGAAGAGTGGAGAATTGCACGGAAACCCGGGCATCAAGAAGTTAGTTCCTGACGGTTATTTGGTTAAGGGAACCTCCACGATGATTGATGCTGATGGTAACGAAAAGCTGCGCTGGGTTAAAACATCTGTAGATAATGAGAGACTTGAGGTTTTAATGGAGCAAGCTCGCGAGGCATTTTGCTCTGATTTGCCAAAGGCTACTCCATCTGAATCACCTAATGTTAACTTTGATGATAACACGCTTGCGATGTATCCAGTTTTTGATTTGCACATTGGGGCGATGGCTCACAAACATGAGTGCGGCGAAAACTATGATACAGCAACAGCAGAGAAGGTTATGAATGGGTTCTTTGACTACGCTGTAGATAAGGCGCCAAACTCTAAGAATGCTGTATTGGTATTGGGTGGCGATTTCCTGCATTACGACTCCCTGGAGGCTAAAACCCCGGCCTCAGGCCATATCTTAGATTCTGACAGTCGTTACGCCAAGATTGTTTATGTTGCAATCCGCTCGGTCAGGCGTGCAATTTCTCGAATGATGGAAAAGCATCAAGTTATTGATATTAAAGTAATAAGTGGGAATCACGACGAGGCAGGAATGGTTTGGCTCCGCGCTGCACTTGCTGCGTTTTATGAAGATGAGCCTCGCGTAAATGTTGATATTAGCCCTGCCGCAATGATGATGACCAGCTTTGGAACTACGCTTATTGGATACACTCACGGGCACCAAATGCGGAAAGCCGATACTAGACTAACTGTTATGGCAACTGATTTTCGTAAGTTATTTGGTCAAAGTGAGTATGTTTACACACATAGTGGCCACTGGCATTCGCAGAAGATTACAGAAACAAACTTGGGAATTGATGAGGTTCATGGTCAGCTTGGAAGTCCAGACGCATACTCTGCTAATGGTGGGTGGCGCTCACAAAGACAGGCTGCGGTAATCGTCTACCACAAAGAATTTGGTGAAGTTGGACGATTTATTTGCCGCCCTAAAATGTTTAGCTAATAGCACTTTTTGCCTAACTCATGCCGTAAAAATGCGGCATAATCACCAAATCTAAACAAACGAGGATTCAATCATGGTTAAATTGTTTTGCATTAAGAACGCATCTAAGACACTTCCGTTCACTGAGGATAAGCCATATAGCGGTGAGTATCAGGGTGACGGATACTACAAAATTTATGGTGACGACATGACGTGTATTCTTGCGCCGATTGATGGTTCGCTTGTTGAATTTATTATCGAAGATTAGCGCATCTAAAACATAGTGTTACGCACGGGGAGCCTTTTGGCTCCCCTTTTTTATGCTTCCTTTCCAAGCAGGGCCAATGTATCATTCTTTTACTAACTTAAACATTGACAAATAGATAAAGGTGGGTCACATGAGGGAAGTAATTAACGCCGCTACGGCATCAACTGGCGGTGCTGCGGTAACTGGCGCGGCAACTGGTCAAATGACTATAGCAATAATCAGCCTTATAGCTCTAATCATTTTTGGAGCTTGGGGTGCTTACTGGAAGTATAAGGATAGCCAGGCGATTCGACGAGCGCTTGAATCAGGGGATTTAAAGACGGCAATCAAGATAAGGAGCAAGTAAATGAAGCAGAAGCTAGTGGTTGGTGCTGCGACCGCTGCGGCAATATACATCGCAGCGCCGCTTATTGAGCTTGTTGAAGGCGTAGAGAATAAGCCATACATGGATATTGCTGGAATCCCTACAGTTTGCGCCGGCGTTACTGGCCCTGACGTGGTTTGGGGAAAGAATTACAGCAATAGAGAGTGCCGAAAACTTCTAGAGAAGCACATTCAGATTCATGGCAAGTATGTTGAGGATGCAGTTACCTACCCAATTGCACCTCAGACGAGAGCGGCCTTAATCAGCTTTAGCTATAACGTTGGCGGCTCCTCGATGAGGAAATCTACGGCTGTAAGGCTAATCAACCAGGGCAAAGTGGAGCAAGGTTGTAAGGCTTTGGGTCTTTGGAATAAAGCTACCGTTAATGGCAGGAAGGTTGTGGTTAAGGGGTTGGTGAATCGCAGGAATGAGGAGATTAAGTTATGCTTAAGTGGATTGCAGCGTTAGTAATGTGCGTAGCTTTATCTGGATGCTCAGCAACATCTGCTCTGACCGGATTAATTGGCAGTAAGCCAGAGATTAGCGCTCAAGCTGGTGCAGAAAATAATAAGGTTGGTGTTGGGTTAACGAACAAGGTTGACTCAAGTAACTCAAGTGAAGCCACGGTTAAAGATTCTAATGTTGGGTCACTGGATAGCTCGAGCGGGAAAAAGACTGCTGACAACTCGATTAAGGCCTCAACAATCACTGCCGAAAAGATTGAAATTACCAATAACGAATCATCAGCGCTTCCGTGGGTTGGAACAGGAGCTATGGGGTTGCTGGTTTTAATTCTCATGGCATTAATCTTAAGACGTAAAAAAGCCTCCTAATGGAGGCTATATTTTTAGCTAAATAACTCGTCGTCAGTCATTGTTCCTACATTCATAATCTCTTTTATGTACTTGCTCTCATACCCGCTAAGTGCCTCGAAGTTGAAATCAAATGGCCTTTTCAAACTCCCCTTGCTAACAAACTCACCACACTTACCATCAATGTATCCAGCAGTTAACATCTTTGCGCAGAACTCCTTTGAAGCAGCACTGCAAAACTCTCTATGCGATAAACCCGATGCCTTGCTGAACCTCTCAGAGTCCTTATGTTGGTATATGAACCGCGCCAAATGCTGGCGCGTAAAGTATGAATACGACTCACAGAAGCGGTATAAATCCAAAATGAACACTTATCACCCCAATAGTCGTGGATTAACGTAAACTTTATCACCAATCAGGCACGTATAGTTTTTCTCATCAAGCATTGGCAGTAAGCGATCTTTAATCTTTGTCATTACACCAGCTTGAGCCTCAAACGGCTTAACCTTTCGAGCTGCCTCATACAATGAACGAATACCAACTACACCTTTCCCGTTCTTGCCTTGCTTGATCAGTATATCAACCAGCTTGCTCATCTCAGCATGGTCGCCAGCGTGACCAGCAGCGTTAGCTGATGACAGATACGTCTTGCTCAGCTCCTGGAACATAATCACAGCTTCTTGCATGGTATCAAGTTCAATCTCTCTGGATTTCTGTGGACTACCGCCATTTGGGTTGAACCAGTTGCGCACAGTGTGAAGAACAGCTGCAATCCTGATGGCCTGCTTATCGAACTTACCCAACGCGCCACGTAACATTGTGTGTGAATACTTCCCGCCATCTGCAAGGTGAGGCTCCATCTCCTGACGCGCACGGTTGAGGTATTTCATCGCTGAGTTGCTCACTGTCAGCTTAACATCTTGCTCATTCATTATTTCATGAACTAAACGGAAGTAATCTGCCTTCAGCTCGCCATTAATTGGTTCGTATGTTGAGTTGCCATTCTCATCAACGAATACGCGCTCACCAAGGAATGATTTTTCACGAACCAAAAGGAAACGTTCAGATACACCGATACCACGCGCACCAGCATTCATGATGGCGTTGATTGTTTCATCCTGCGCAATTACAGAGATGCAACCCATAGCAACGAAACTCATGTTATTTTCTGCGTTGGCACGCGCGATAGATACGTTACCGGCATCCCATGCCTTAAGCACAAGTTCGCTGTTCGTTTTCTTAGAGCCATCACCATAGGTCATGCCAAGAAGTGAATTGACGCTAGTTGCTTCATCCGAGATTACAGCGAAGTTACCCTGTCGGTTGTTTATTCGCGCAAGACCTTCCGGAGTGGTATCTGACACTGGAAATACGATATCGCACATCTTTTCCAGCTTTTCCTCTAAATCCTCTTTTTCCTCAAACAGCGCCGCCATCTCTGATGGTGACTTCTCCTGCTTCATCTCTTTTGATAATACAGATAGTTTTGCCATGATCTTCTTGCGCTCACGCTTTCTCAATTCATTCAGTCGCTCAGTCTCAGCAATCATTGGAGCAATTGAAAGTGAGTTGATGGCTGATTTACCTGTCGATGGTGGTTGGCTTGTCACGACATAAAGCGAAGTTGGCTGCTGAGTTCCATGATACTCAACAGTAAAACGGCCCAGCATGGCAGCGGAAATACACCCCAGAAAGTGCATATAAGCTGAAGACTCAGGGAACTGAACAGAACGGGCAATATTGGCTGAAAGCTTACCAACAACATCAATGTCATTACCGAGTGAGATTACGGGATACTTGTCATTAGCCGCATCAATCTCGACTGGTGCTTTCCAGAATGATTGAGACTGACGATAGCCATTAGCATTAATAGCGACGCGCAGGGGTGGGAGGTTGTCTGCGGCAGCAATTGCCATAACCTGTTCAACAGATAGTTTATCTTCGTTGAAATCAAACATTACTTCTCTCCGTGTTGTTTCTGAGCGGCCATTATATCAACGACCGCTTATAATTCATTATCAATTTGTGCTATTAATTGTTCTTAATCCACTTTAGACACATCCAGGTGCCAGCAACGTAAAGCGCTAGCTTTGCTAACTCGTACGCTAAGTGTGTAAATAAAGCAAAATTAGAAATAAGCTCACTCATTTTTTAATCTTCATCTCCAGAATTTCATAACTTATGTAATTATTTATCATTCCAATAAGTGATTTTGGGTATGTTTTCATATGCTTCTTGGCTGAATCTTCATCAAGATGCGCTGATATGTTGTGATAATTGTATTCATAATCCATGCCCATTAGTACGTATATCTTATCGTGCGCATTAATGAAGTTATTTGATTTTATTTCCCCAAGCGACCAGCCCTTTCCTTTTCTAATCATTTGTATTGAGCCTCAAATAAGTAAGTCTGGCAAAGCGTGTAGAAACCAACGTCCTCACTTCGGTAAAGCTGCCATGCATTACCATCCTCATCGTAAATGTAACCGGCATTTTGTCCCAGCCCTGCATGAAGTGACACCTGATAGCGCTCCCCTTCTTTAAAGTCTTTTTTAACCCCTGACTTGTGATTAACCTTAGTTACATAAAGCGTTTTGGTCTTAATGTACTTGCCGCGCTCTTCCAGGTTAATCCATTTGCCATCTTTCTTGATTTGCTCTACACCATCTTTAACGCGAGCTTTGTAGAGTACGTTTTCGCTGCTAATCCAGTTTTTAGTCAGTGTAGTAGTCATTATTTCGCTCTCTTCGTTGTCCACATGAATTTGTTTGGTACTGATTTGCGCACTATTCGTACAACAATCTTATCAGTCTTCTGAACTAAACCGTAAATCTTTCCATCAAGGGAGGCTCGGTAAACGGCCTCCTCCATTGCGTCATGAAAGTTGTCGAACATTAGTGAGCCTTGTAGTTGGTAGAGAATTTAGCACCTTCGAATTTTGAAGGGCGGCGGTTAGCGTTAATTGCTTCGTAAGTTTTTTTAGTGTCGCGAGCATCAATCACTTCAACAACCATCATGGCAACCATCGGGAAAACTACTGCGATAACCATCAGAGTTAAAATAATCATTTTCTTTACCTTTCGTTGTTTCGTTTCGATGGAAAGATAATACCGCATCCTTGCGATTCTGTTTTAGCAATTCGTGCTATTTCGTGCCTTTTCTATCGCCTTGAGCATAATTTCATGACTCTCAAGCAAGTCTTCGCGAAACCAGTCGCCGCAGGGCCAACCCTTTCCGCTGTATGCGCTAATAACTGCCAGATCGAAATAATTTATCTCAGATGGTAGAAGCATCATTTCACCTCGTCAAAAGTTGCAACCCCAGGAATAAACATCCCAACCTTCCAACCCGCAATGGCAATCCATCCAGAATCGTGCTTGTGTGGTCGCTCAGCGCCATTAATCACCCATTCGTTCGGGATTATCTTCCCGTTAATGATTAGCGGCTCAGCGTCGTATACAGAGCCTTTAACGAATGGCGTTAATACTTTCTTGTCGGTACTTGTAATGCAATTGGTGCAGCGAATTTTCATATCTAAATACTCAAATAAATGGTAGGCATTCAGTGCAGCCAAGGCCATCGCAGCACAGGAATTCATCCTCTGACTGGAATTGTTTCGCCAGATCAATGTCTAACTTTCCGCGCACCACAAGGTCAGTGTAATCTTCATTAAGCCCAATCAGTGCGCATTCGCTTCGTAATTCGTCTTTCTTATTCATTTCCCACCTCAGAAGTTACCAAGAACCAAAGACATTTGCTTGCGAGTCTTGCACTCAGACAGCTTACCGAATAAAGTCTTGGCCTCAATATCATTAGCCTGTTTTGCATAGAATGCGCAGTCACAGGCAATATCTTTAACAGCGCGGCGAGCTACCTGAATCTGCATTGCGATTTCGTTTAAAGTGTTCTTGATTGCGATATCCATCTTCATTCCCTCATCTCGTTTAACTTAGTGTTTTTAGAGGTTCGCTTTGATGCCATCGCTGCTTGAGTGGTTATCCTGTTCCTTCAGGAGGCCGTTCGGCTCTTTACTTCCCACCCCGTTCTCTATGTACTAACTATACTTCTTTTCTTCACTGCCGTTTTAACAAAAAGTGCTATTTACTAACTTTCTACTTCATTTACTTCTTTCGAGGAACCCGGTCAGACTTTGCTGCCGGAGAAGGTGTCTGGGAGTTTACCTATTCGGAAGTGACTCAACGTGCCCTTTCTCAACACTTGCCGGCATTTTTCATCCGGACGATTCGACCTCTGGGAGGCAGCTACTTGGCGTTCGCTTCACTGCTTCCTTGAGATACATATTACCAGTTTCTCGATTTATGTCTTTAGCAAAAAGTGCTATTCGTTGGATTTATGGATTGTTGAAGATATTGCAATGATTCACATGATTATTGCACGTAT